AAAAAATAATTTTATTGACAACGCTTGCTTGTGCCCTTAGGGCCCACCCTCCCCCCCGGCTCGCGAGCTTGCGCTCGCGCTTCGGTTGAAAAGATAAATTGACCAGTGCGCGCTTGCCGGCGCCCACTGATCCCAGGTCCCACTGTCGTTGCACGATCGTCGTACGAGATGGCATCTTTCGCACCTTAACCACCAACGATTGGCAGCCGTATGCGGGACCAGGGATCAGCCCCGCTGGTTTCGTCTCCAGCGAGTTTGTGGACTAATCCCAGGTCCATTGTCTTATGGCAGATTAAGCAACCTCGAGAGTTGCGCCATTTCCAACACAATGGACCAGGGATCAGCACCCAGGAAAGACGGCAACAAGTTGCGGTGTGATCCTGGGTTGATCTTTTATTTATGAATTGCGATCCATAAATTCATTAACTTTTTTTTCTGCCAGCTCTTCCATTTCAGAGTCTGACTTATGATACCAAGGCGCGCCTTTTTCAGGACCCCAAGATATAATTCCTGCATAATTTTCTTTTTCTACTTCCTCCAGGTATTCCTCGAAGAGATTTTCTTTAAGCGCTTTTATGTCCATTAGGCTTAACCTCCATCTCTTTTGTTAATAATAATGGTTCATCAAAATTAACAATTTTAAATGAAACATTTTTATTTTTGTTATTGATTGTTTCATGGGCGTCTAATAATTCTTTAGCGCCTTCTTTATAATCAGAAGTGCCTGCAACACTAAAGCTTGACTCAACGCCATGTCCATAGTTTGTTTTTTTTATTATTAAGTACATATTTATTTATCCTTTCTTATGGGAATTTATATCACTATTAAATTTATATGCAAATATTATTTTAAGACAGATTGACGCATACACGTATAAGTTGTGCTCGTGACCTTGGGGCCCACCCTCCCCTAGAAAAAAAAATAAATTCTCATCAACACAAGTGTTGACGAGAATTAAATTGTATGGTATAAAATCCCATAACAAAAGAAAGGATAACAAATGACTAAAAAACATGAAGACGGTACGATCAATCTGTCAGATAAAAAAGTAAAATTCTGGACCGATCAGATCAACGAAGAGACAGCGGATAAAAAACGAGATCTTGAAAGAGAACTCGAAAAAAAAGTCGATGAAGATATCGACAGTAAAGTTTCTAGTTTTATGAAAGAATTAAAACTAGATAAACTTTACAAGGACCATGAAACAAACTGTAAAAACTTAAATGATTTTTTAAATCAAAAAGATTTAAAAGAAAAATCACTGCGAGAGAAAAAAGATGAAAGCGCGTCTAGTTTTATTGATTTGTTTAATAGACAGGCAAAAATCCATGACTGGTCCACAATGTACGATCACGATCACGACGTCGAAGACTTTGACAGGCATATCAAAAATGTTTGTAGAACTGAATACTTTAATGAGCTTAAAAAGAATACACCGGAAGGAAAGCTATTACAGGAAATAGACGGTAAAAGAAAAGCTATGTTAAGGGCATTAAATCAACCAAGATTGAAATTTAAAGAAGTTGATTTTAACGCGGCTATGTCTAACGGCTTCAATGCAATAGGTATTGAATATAAACCAATTGATATTGAAGACGCGAATAAAAATCTAAATTAAGATTTGACTTATGTATGGGATTAATATAAAATCCCATACATAAAAGAAAGGATAAATTATGAAATACTTAGTTAATTTTGAAATAAAAAAGCAGGGCTTCTCTGAAATTGTAGAAGCTGAAGATAAAAAAGAAGCGGTGGACAAAGCAAAAGTTTATCTTGAAAAAAGATTTACTGAATTAAAAGTTGATAAAATTGTGACACCAATACACGAGAAAGGATAAATAATGTTAAAAAAACTAAAACCAGGCACAACAGGTAGAATAACTTTTAAAGCTAAAAAATATAATGAGTGGATCACCAGGACATTTGTTTGGGATAAGAAATGTTATGAAGCACCAAAGTATGTAATTTATTTTGATACAAGTCCAGGTGTAAATAATTATAGATGCGCGACTAAACCAGCTCATGTAAGTATAAATTATAGGGCGGTGTAATGACCGATAAAGTAAAACAAATTATCTGGGTTTATGATAAACTAGAGAATAAGAAAAAAAGAATACAATTAAAAACTTTATTGGATCGTATAAATCATTATTCAAAACATAGTGTGTATTCAAAACAAAAGTATTATTTCGCACTAGAAGAAGATCGCAATAAATTTATAAAACAATCTAAACTTTAAATTAAAAAGGGTTATGGGATAAATCCCATAACCCTATGCGCAGACTGCATAGCTCTGCTCGTGAATCGTGGGCCCACCCACCCCGAGGGGTCCCAGCCAAATACAAATATAGATACAAAAACAAACCCCCCACCACCCTTCTGGCGATAGGGGTCCCTATAGTTTGCTGTATACAGTTTGTTTTAGTCTTAAATCTGTGGTAATTTCAAAACCGAAACAAAACAGAAGTGAAAAAAATTCTGCAAAAATTTTATGAAACCGAAATATTTAGAGAAGAGCTTTACCCGAACACTATCCTTTGAACGTCAGCAACAATACGCTGAAATCCATTTGCTTAAAAAGCAAAAAGAAAAACAAGAAAAAATTAAAAATGATTTCATGGCCTTTGTAAAAGAGATGTGGCCAGAGTTTATTGAAGGCAGACACCATACAGAAATTGCTGACAAGTTTAATAAGATTGCACAAGGTAAGATTAAAAGATTAATTATCAACATGCCGCCGAGACATACTAAGTCAGAGTTTGCCTCGTTCCTCTTACCGTCATGGATGGTGGGTAGAAAAGCTGATCTCAAAATTATACAGACGACTCACACTACAGAACTCGCGCTCCGTTTTGGACGTAAAGCTAAAACACTAATTGATTCCCCTGAGTATCAACGTATCTTTCAAACAAGACTCAGAGAGGACTCACAAGCTGCGGGTAAATGGGAAACCGAGCAAGGAGGTGAGTACTATGCAGCGGGTGTGGGATCGGCGATCACGGGCCGTGGAGCGGATTTGTTGATTATCGATGACCCACACTCGGAACAAGATGCAATGAATCCAGAAGCGCTGGAGCGTGCTTATGAATGGTATACATCAGGTCCACGTCAACGTTTACAACCCGGTGGAGCAATCGTTGTGGTTATGACTCGGTGGAGTCAAAAAGATTTAACAGGTGCATTAATTAATTCACAAAAAAATATTAAAGCAGATAAATGGGACATCGTTGAGTTTCCAGCAATCATGCCATCAGGCAAACCTATTTGGCCGGAGTATTGGAAGAAGGATGAGCTCGAAGGAGTTAAAGCTAGTTTAAGTGTTGGTAAATGGAATGCACAGTGGATGCAGAATCCAACCAGTGAAGAAGGATCGATAATCAAACGTGAGTGGTGGAAGACTTGGGACAAGCCATCCATACCGCCTTTGCAACATATCATACAATCCTATGACACAGCTTTTTCTAAAAAAGAAACTGCGGATTATTCTGCAATCACCACCTGGGGTGTGTTTTATCCAAACGAAGACTCAGCTGCTAATTTAATATTGCTAGATGCACACAAAGAACGACTCGAGTTTCCAGAGCTTCGTAAAGAAGCATTAGAACAATACAAATATTGGAATCCTGATACAGTCATCATAGAAGCAAAAGCCAGTGGTCAGCCATTAACTTATGAGTTGAGAAAGATCGGAATACCTGTTATAAATTTCACACCTAGTAAAGGACAAGATAAATACTCTAGGGTAAACGCTGTCGCTCCGATGTTCGAGTCGGGGATGATTTGGGCGCCTGACGAAGAATTCGCAGATGAGGTGATAGAAGAATGTGCATCATTTCCTTATGGAGATCATGATGATTTGGTGGACAGTACAACACAAGCGTTAATGCGTTTTAGACAAGGAGGATTTGTAAACTTGCCTGATGATTACCGAGAGGATCCATTACCGCGAATTGATAAGGAATACTACTAATGGATGATTTTCCAGAGTTTGAGACATACGCTGACGTTATAGACGCTTATGAAAGAGATAGCATGGGTTATTCAACCCTAACAGATTACATCAAAGGTAATAATATTAAAATTAAAGAAATTGACATTAGCCCCTTATCAGATTTAGAAAATTTAAGAAACGGCGGACCAGTAGGAATCGAAGTTTTATTTACAGAAAAAGTTCCAGCGGCCCCCTCACAACTTGTATCTGAGTCGGATATACTTTTAGGCTACAGAGGTGATGCTGCATACAGAAGTGGTAGTCTTCAATCTTCAAGTATTGGACAGGGGAACGTCGGATCGAAAGCAAGTTTTGGTGGTGGTAAAGGTAGAGATAGAAGTGGTAGAGATGAAGGAGCTGGCGGTGCAGACAGAAGTAAAGTAACTCAAGAACAAAATATAAATCAAATAAGAAATCAATTAGGAATTAAAGATCCAAACTTAATTCAAAAAACTTTTGATACATACAATCGATTACCCTTACCAATAAAAGGTGCGATTAATACCATCGCACCTGTAGACTTAATGAAAATATTTAATATAGGAAATGCAATTAACACAGGTGTTAATCAAATGAAATATCCTGATATAACAGAAGAAGACGTAACATTAGGAATAGATAATCTTAGAGCAGATTTAACTAAAGCTCAAAAGAAGGCTTTAGGAAAACAAAAGATGGGCTATGATATGGGTTTATTTACCATTGATGATGTTAGAGAAAATATAAAACCTTTAGGTGATCCTGATAAACCTGCAACAAATGAAGAGATAAAAGAATTTTTTCAAGCAAAAGACGGCGGCCGAGTCGGATTGTTTATGGGCGGTCCGGCATTAGAAGGCACTGCATTAAATATCTACAATTCTATGAACGCGTATGGTTTTAGTGATCAAGAAATTGCAAATGCATTACAGGAACGTGGATTATATACACCACCGGGTTCAGACTCAGGGACACCACCACAAGCAAGTCAAACACTTGGCTATCAAGGTGGTGATGATAAACCCATGATTAGACCTGTTAAAAAAGATCCAAAAATACAAGCTAACTTAGAAGCAATACAAAGAAGTCAAGCCTTAGAAAAAATGGGTATACAAGATCCATTTGCATCTGAAGGACAACCAGGAAATGAATACTATGGAGATATGATGGAGATAGATCTTTCTCCTGGTAAACAAAGTATGTTTGCAAAAGCTAAACAAGGATTGAGTGGAGCTTTTGGAAAAGTAAAAGGGATGATGGACAATCCAGTTGCGAATGCAATTAGTTTTGCAGTTAATCCTCTTATAGGAGGAGTTAAAGGCATAGCTAGTTTTGCTAATAAAATGTTACCTGCTAATGAAAGAGCGTTTGTTGAAAATGCTGCGGGTAATTTAGGTATCTTTGTTGATGACATTGGTAGAATTGTAAATATGGGAGACTATATGGATCCTAATAATATTATGGCGGGATATAATTTAAATATGATTAATGCAAATACTTTTCAAAAAAGAATCGATAGAATTAGACGAGGAAGATTATCCGATGAAAAAAAACAAGAACGAATTGAGTTAATCAGAGAAGCACAAAGAAAAATTGAAGCCGCACAAAAACTTGCAAGACTACAAGCAGAACAAGCTAACCTTGCAAAAGGTAGAGCGCCAAGCGGTGGAAGATTTGATGGAGGATCGGCAGCTTATACTAATCCTGATACTGGTGTTGGTGGTGGACAATTTACAGACTCACTGGGTAATGTAGATTATCAAGATGCTTACGATCCAGGTGGTGGAGAGAAAGATGGTGGTCTTATAGGTTATAATAAAGGTGGCCTCGCTACGATGTTCAGGAATAAAAGATAATGGAAATAAAATACGATCCAATTAGAGGGGCTATTGTAGACACTAAAAACGAAATAAAGGTAACTCAGCCTGAGTTATTATTCTGGACTGCTACTCATCCAGACCCTGTAAACATAGATGAGCCCAAATTGACAAAAATTAAACCACCTGCTATGATGCGAAACAAGGGAATATTAGCTAAAAATAAAGAGGGATAATAATGGCCACGATAGACAAACCGCTTCCTAACATTTCAGAAACTGTTGTAGAAGTTCCAAAACAAGAAGAGTTGGTAGAAGCAAGAGAAGAGATTACTGAAAAAAAGAATCAACAAGGTAACATCGAAGTTACTATGGATGAAGAAGGTGGTGCGGAGATCGCATTTGACCCAAGAGCTGTAGTAGAAGAAGGTGGTCAAGATCATTTTGAAAACTTAGCAGATTTTTTAGGAGATGAAATTTTAGAACCATTAGGTGCTAAAATGGTAGATCAATACAATGAATACAAAGAATCACGTGGTGATTGGGAAGATACATACAGAAATGGTTTAGAACTTTTAGGTTTTAAATACGAAAGAAGAACAGAACCTTTTAGAGGAGCAAGTGGTGTAAACCATCCTGTTCTTGCAGAAGCAGTTACACAATTTCAAGCGCAAGCTTATAAAGAATTATTACCAGCAGACGGACCGGTTAGAACTCAAATCATGGGTGATGCAACGGTTGCTAAAGAAGAACAAGCCAAACGTGTAAAAGATTTTATGAATTATCAAATTACAGATCAAATGAAAGAATACGAACCAGAGTTTGATCAAATGCTTTTCTATCTCCCTCTCAGCGGCTCTACCTTTAAAAAAGTTTATTATGATTCCCTCTTAGGTAGAGCCGTTTCTAAATTTGTACCAGCGGATGATTTGATTGTTCCATATTCTGCAAACAGTTTAGAGGATGCAGAAGCAATTATTCACGTAATAAAAATTTCTGAAAACGAATTAAAGAAACAACAGGTTGCAGGATTTTATAGAGACATAGAATTAGGAACACCTCCTGTTACAGAAAATCAATTAGAAGATAAAAAATTAGAACTAGAAGGAATTTCTAAAGATGGCCAAGAAGATCAATACACTTTGTATGAAGTACATACCAATTTAGATTTAGAAGGTTATGAAGATCTAGGAACAGATGGAGATCCAACAGGAATCAAACTTCCATATGTAGTAACAGTTGCGCAAGCTAACAATAA